TTAAGCCGGGAGAGATCCCGGCCCCCTTAAAATACGCTATCCTACTGCAAGTCGGTGATTATTACAACAGTCGTGAAACAGTGGCCTTTGTGTCTACCCTAAGCGAGGTTCCAACATATAAACATTTGATTGGATTATATCGAAATTACTCAAAATGAGAGCCGGATTATTACGTGAAATATTAGTTTTTGAAGAACTTCAGGCTGTTACGTCTCCCTCAGGGGCAGTAAGCAAGGAGTATGTTAAAATCTATACTTGCAAAGGGCATAAGAAAAAACTGTCTCTCATCCGAGATGCGGATGGCATGAACGCGCGGGAAGAATTTACAGGAAATACCTTGATATTCCAAGTGCGCTATCATCCGGTCATAAACGAAAAACAAAGAGTGCTATATCAAGGGCGTTATTATTCTATTTCTTTGCTTGACTGGCAAAGATCTGATAATACTTACCTGGTTACATTATCAAAAATGAATACGTGATGATTACAGTAAAACTAATAGATCGTGAGGCGGTAGTTAATCTCGTTGAAGGGCTCGAGGACTTTGAAAAGGATCGGGCAATAAAGGCAGGTTTACGCTCCGCAGTAAGTGTTTTTAAAACGGCGGGTAAGCGTAATTTACGACAAAGACTGAAAACCCCTGGCGGTGTTACGGACAACCTGATGAAATCATTTACAAATAAGGTAAAACGTACTAAGCTAGGGGCTCTTTCTGGATTCGCCCGACTCGCCGGTAGCCATGCGCACCTTGTCGATAAAGGAACAAAAATGAGGTATACCAAAAAGGGGTGGCGACGAGGGATCGTGCCCGCCAATAATTTTTGGTCGGATGCGCTCGTGAGCGAGGAACCTAAAGCGATGGGGCTTTTGTATTCTGGGGTAGAAAGGGCGGTTCAACGAATTAATAACAGGCGATGATAAAACGGGGTGAATCTAAATTGAAAGTAACGACAGTTATCCGGCAGATACTTTTAAAGAATGGTGACTTATCTGCTCTAATCGGAGAAAAGATTTTCCCATTATACGCACCAAAGGGTACGGAGGGTGATTTTATCCTTTATGTGCGTGATGAGTATTCTACACAATACACCGCAATGGGACTTTTTAGTCAGCAGTGCCGAGTTTTTATAAATGTTGTAAGTGATAACTATGATCGTAGCCAGGATATCGCCGAATTAATATTAGGCGTATTGGAGGGCGATCAATCTAACGGGCTTCGGATAAGGTTGAAAGACTCAACCGAGGATTATGAGGATAAAAAGTTTATCCAGGTATTATTGTTCGAAATTTCTAATTCATAAAAAATATGACGACAACTTATGATTCTGCAATTGATACCCTTATGGGTGACAAACTGATGCTTTTCGTCACCGATGGTTCGAGCACGTTACCGATCGCTTTCGGGACATCGTGCAATATTGATCTGTCTGCCGACACGGTAGACACATCCAACAAGATGTCCGGCAACTGGAAGGAGTTCCTGACCGGGCAGCTCGGTTATACGATCTCCAGCGAGTCCATGATATCGTTCAAGGAGGGACATCTGTCATTCAAGAAACTGAAAGACCTTATGGCTAGCCGGATCCCGGTGGACTTTATCATGGCGAAGGCGAAGGAGACCAACGGGGACTTCGCCAAGGATGCGGAGGTCGTAAAGGGCAAGGCTATCATCACAGCCTTGAACATGACGGCCCAGAACGGGGCTATCTGTACCAGTTCCTGTACCCTGCAAGGGACGGGGCCTCTGGAGGACGGGGCGGTCTCGGCTGGTGGATAAGGTAGGTTTATTACAAGAGTGTTAACGGAGGGAGGCGATTCACGTCGCCCTCTTTTTATTAGAGGGAATATGAGATACAATATTAGGTTAACGATCAAGGCGATCATCCGCGCGGAGCAGATGCTAGGCAAGCCGTTCACGGATTTCGATTATACGGATCGCGAGGAGTTGACGAGGCTCCTGTATTGTTCCGTGCTGGCGAATAACAAGGAGAGGATGGCATACGGGACGTTCCTTGAGGTGGCGGGGAATGAGAAGCAGCTGTCGGCCATGTTGAGCGAGATGGAATTGGAGAACGTGTTGTTGGTGCAGTTCACGGATACGGTGGATAAGGGAGAGGCTGGCGGATCAGGCGATGGATACCGCATGCGCGACTTGGCCTCAGACCTTATCGTATCTGGCGGGCTGGATCCGCATTATGTCATGGACGAGTTGGAGATATCGGATATCCCTGCGCTCGTGAGGGCCTTGGATAGGCGTAAGCGTGAGGGGATGGAGAGCCAGAGGCTTTGGACGTTTCTCGCCGTGGCCCCGCACATCGATACGAGGAAGATCCGTACGGTACGTGACTTCTATGTTTTCCCGTGGGAGGTCGAGGAGCGGGAGCGGAAAGCCGCGGAGGAGATGGACCGTAACAAGGGAATGTTTGACCGGTTCATGTCCGGGGAGTTCAATCACTACTTAAATGATAATTGATATGGCGGGAAAATTATCATTCAGCATCGCGATAAATCTCCTCACGGAGAATTTCAAGAAAGGTACGAATAGCGTGAAAAGTGCTTTCCGTTCCATGCAGGCGCAGATCCTCACGTTCGCTGCCGCCATGGGTTTCGCTGGCGTGAGCCTGTCAAGCTTCTTCTCACAGTTGATACAGGTGGCGAGGGAGACAAGCAAGGCCACGACGGCGTTGAAGAACGTGTCGGGGAGTGTGGCAGGGTTCGCCGACAACCTTCGTTTTACGACGGATCTGGCAAGGAAATATGGGGTCTACGTCAATGACTTGACCGGGAATTTCGCCAAGTTCACGGCTGCGGCCAGCAACGCCAACATGCCGATGGAG